TGAGAGAGAAGGTGAAACCACGGATGGAATTGGAAGAACAAGATGCAGCCATGATTCCACTCTCATTCTCCAATTCAATTTTTCCTTTGTTCCAAGTCTTGACACCCTGCTGCAACCAAAGAGGAATGGTCTCGTAGGCTCTCTGGATATGGGAGAGGATTTCACGAGCGGCAGCAGCATCCTTGGAAAGGAGAGCAACCTTCTTGGCTTTGTTGAAGAGGATGTACCAGAGGATGTAGCCTGCAACCACGGTGGTCTTGCCGACCTGACGACCGGCTTTCATGATGACTCTACGGTTATTTTTAATTTTAGTTATGGCTTCGTTCTGGAAACCTCGTAGGGTGATGTTGGTGTATCCTTCGTCGAGCGTGATGAACTTCATGTACTTTTCGATGAAGTATACGGGAGACTTTCGACAGAGCATTATCTCATTGGACTGCTCTTCGGTGATTTCCATCTTGACATGAAGCCGTTTGAGATTCGGATTACCAAGATAGTGGACTCGTTTGGCCATTTCTTTCTTCCTTTACAATTATTTATCGAGAGGTTTTTCTTTTCGATTCAAGAGTTTGTCATCAGACTTGACGATGACTTCAGGAGTGACATCGATGATGGAAGAATCTCTGGAAGAATTGTCCAATAGTTCAGAATCGTCTTCTGCATTTCCGTATTTGTCAAGAAAATCAGCCGTTGTACCAGAGAAGATGACAGCCTTGTCGACAGAGACATGCGGAGTCATCGCCGAATTTCCGACGACACTTGCTGCAATTTTGTCAATCTCTTTTCGAGTCTTGTGCAGTCCTACCAATTTCTCTGCAATCTCTGCGACAGTCTTGAGAAGATTCGTGCCGACTTCGTAGGCTCTTGGTGAATTCTCGTCCTTAGCAATTTTGAATATCTTCGGAATCTCTCCTGAGCCACCTTGGACAAGTTGTCGAAGTGCGTCTCTGGCGAACTCAGTATCAGAGTCTATGGAAACATTCGAGGGAACGATTGCGTTGTTCTCAGAATCGTTCGTGTCTTTCAGTGTGATGATTGGGAAATCTTCTTTGACATCGTTCGCAGGAGGGATGTAATCGATGTTCAGGAAATCGGCAATTTTTTCATTAGTATCAGTCATGTTTTCACCATTTCGTATAATTTATTTAGTTGAAAGTCCTCTTCACCCCGTTGTTGTGCTGACTTGGCATCTGATTGTCGATGGACAATTCGGATTCTGGCAGACATATCCATAGGTCTTTCCGTCTCTGCCGATTCCACAGACAGGACAGCCATGGATACTGTAGGGAGCGAGTTGTGGATAATGTGGATACTGCGGATAGTGTGGAACCTTCGTCAGAAGTCCTTCGAGGATTTTGATTCGATTCTCCAATTCAGCAATTTTTTGATTGAACTTCGTTTCCAATTCAGGTGTCATTTTCATTTCTCTCCGTGTTGACGAGGACGATGTGGTTTGGCTTCTTCATCGCTGCCATGAGTGCCTGTAGATGATTGTCGTGGGATGAGAGTGGTTCGCCGAGAGCGTCCTTGTGGACTACGACGAACTTTCCCATCTCCTTCTTCGGGATTATCGGTGCGGATTCGGTCAAATCGTCCGCCAATGATGATGAAATTTTTGGATTTTTACGAGCGATTTGAGCAGCACTCCACCTGTCGTCAGAATCCCAATTGCTATTGGCTTTTTCGAAATGAGATTCGTCAGCGTTCGGAAGTTTCAGGGCGTCAAGTCCGAATCCTTGGAATGGATGTTCTTTGCCCATAAGTTCTTCGTGGTCGTGATAATCGACAAGTTTGTGGATGTGGTCGGATGTGAAATTGGTCAATTTTTTCTCTTTCGCGGTTCGCAACGCATAGTCCATCGCATTGGTGACCCTATTGCCATAATCGCGATATTTTCTGGCTCCGGAAATGCCATGTGAGAAAAGTGTATCGATTCCTTTCGAAGACAATTTTTCATGTTTTGCCGCAGCAATGAGGACTTCCGGATTTTCGATGTCCTTGATGCCTTCATCGACGATTTTGGAAGTCACATTCTTGTTCGGATTTTCGAGTATCCATTGTTTTACTCTTGTGTCTCCATGCTTCATCGCATGCCTCAGAATCTGTTCATCTGCATTCGGATGTTCATAGACAATGAATCTCGTGTTTTCTTTGTCATCGCGAGGGGCATCCGCCCTCAACGCAGTCTTCAACATCTCAGTTGTCGTGGAGTTGCTTCTAAGTGCTTCATTTGCAATTGTACGATGATTGAAGAATCGGTCAGAGAGGGCAGTTTTCTTGTTCCTCATTCCCCAAGCCTTCTTGACGACATTCATCGTCATTCCAGGATGCTCAGTAGCACCGGAAATGATTGCATATTTCTTTCCCACACCGTGCTTTTCAGAATCGAGAAGATTCATGAAATCGTTTTCCGTGACATTCGGATTCCGCCAAGCGAAACCATTGACGACTCCGTGCTTGTGATTCATCAATCTTTCTAATTGTTCTCTTGGAAGTTTCGGATGTTTGGCGATTTCCCTGTACAGGTCGTGATTCTCATATCCGATGACTGCGCTGTCCGGAATTTTCTTCGCCAGGTTTTCCAAAGACTCTGGGGAAATGTCGTGATGAAGCATTCCGGTATCACCGTCACCGACATCGTCATAGACCTTCGTCGAGATGTAGTACATGCCTTCTGTCGGCGGAGAGGAAAGTCTCTTGGCGACATCTTTCGCATGATTGGTGAACATCGGATTGACGACCCCATATTCAGAGTTCACCGAATAGATGACATCCTTGGTCGGCTTTCCACGGACGATTCTATTGGGCGTACCACTCACATTTTTGTGATTGTAAAAAGGCTGAAGAGTTGCGCGATAGATTTCCTTGCCATCGTTATCATGTCCGAAGACGACGACAGTTCCGTGCTTGATTTCGTTCGGAAGAGATTCACTGTATGCCCCACCTTCGATGTTTTTGCAACTCAGGTCAGCCCAAGAATGTCCATTCGGGTGAAGTTCGTCCGGCTCAGGATTCGTCTGTCCGGCAACTTCGACGCCTCTGTGGATGGACATCTTCGGTGTGCTGATTTTTCGACCTTGTCTGACTGGGTCAGATGCGAACTCATCTTGCAATTGTTTGTCTTTGATTAACTTGCCGAGTTTCGCGTCTCTTCCGTATTTGTCCTTGGTCTTTCCGGAGATGTACTCACCCATCGACAATTCTCTTCCGATGTGTGCCTCAATCCTTTTGTGGGGTTCCGATTTCGGTGGAACGAATCCGATGACATCTTCTTCGACTCTGTCATTGTCCTTTCCGAAAAAATGGTCAGTCGCCTTTCTGACAATCGGCGACATCTTGTGCTTGGAGAATTCCTTTCTCTGTTTCGGGGTCAAGTATTCCTTCAATGTCTTCAAGGGAGTTTCGACGGATTCTCCGATTGATTTCGTCTGAGCGACATGCTCATTGTGTAGACGGTCTATCGTTTCAACGGCATGTTTCAAAGTGACCCACCTCGCCGCAGAAAAATCTCTGACGAAAGATTTGTGATTGGATGCAGTATGCGTAATTTGATATCCCCGTTTTTCATGGTCTCTCTGGATTGTGCCGACGGGTTCTCCAGTCATTACATGCTTGACGGTCCGGATTGGAGGATTCGTAGTACGAAAATCGGAAGAACACTCCAATACACATTCTTCTCCAGTATGCGAATATCTGACTACTTGATGGTCGCGCCCATCCATCGGAAACTGTGCCTTCTCAGTTGGGCGAGGTGTTCGCGCTGCTTCCTTCGATGTCTCTTCTTTTTCCAATTCTTCCTTGAAAAATTTCTTGAAATCCTTGTCCGTGACGATGTGGAAGATGTCATCAGGGAACTGCATCTCTTTCGCAGTCCTGTCAGCCTCTGCCGAAGCCTTGCTGAAATGACTTGAGACGACTTTCATCGTCTTTCCGTTGATGACATGGTGAGTTTTTCTGTCCGATGTCTTGCCGAAATTGAACAATTCGTCAAGTCTTTCCGAATTTTCTCTGATTTCTTGTAATTTTTTCATTCGATTCCTTCCTCTAGCGCAATTTTCATCGGTCGTCAAGCATTTTCGTGATTTTTACCTTCAAGTTCTCATGTCCTCGACGGATTCTGTGGTATGTATTGGCAGGAATTCCGTAAACCTTTCCTGGGACGAGCGGTTCAGGGAGCCTGTTCTCCATCTGGATTTCCCATCCCATGCCCTCCAGCACCTCCACGATTCGATTCTCGGCATCTCTGTGCCAGACCAACTCATCCAGAAGCACATCCTTGGAGAAAATCCTCAAAACCGTCTGAGAATCGACAATTTTTTCCTCACAAGGGATGGAATCCTCTTGACTTTTCACCACCACTTCTTTCCGGAATTGGAGAAATACCTCGGCCATCGGCAAGCCCAGTATGCTGCCGAAGTCTTGTCCTTGTTCGAGAGGCAATTGTGCCTTGATGTGAATCTCTTGACAGCATTCGGGTCATTGAACTTCTTCTTCATGCCAGATTTGCTGAAAGAGAGTTTGATGACTCTTCCGCCTTTCTTGACATAGACCGCTCCGCCACCACCTTCTCTCCAAGGCTTGTTGATTCCCTTTCCCTTGGTCGGGTCAGAAGACTTTTCTTCCTTCATCGGAATGCAATTGGGAACTTTCTTTCCGTTCTTTTTCTTCATGCCCCTTTGGACATAGCCTTTCCAACAAGGGTCATCCGCTTCTTTTTCTTCATCGATTGGGAAATCGAGGACGACAAGGTTTCCCTCGTATTCTGCGATTTCACCGATGTCAGAATTGAGCAATTCTTCCTCAAGTTCGTCCTGAGGTTCGTAGTGACCGAATTTGGCAAGTCTCTTCGCTTCGTTGATGGTGTCGAAGAACTTCTCTGAGCCTGGTCGGAAGATGTTCTCGACCAATGAAATCTTGTTCTGTAGATGGTACTTGACGACTTCGTTGATGGATTCCGTATCCTCCAAGAGTCGGACATTCTTGTCCGAAGTCATGCTTTCCTTCAGGTCGATGTTCTGTCCCATCCGCATCTTTTCCATTGCGTTGTCCTTCTGGTTGATGAGATTCCTCATCAATCTGATGTAAGACCTTCCTCGATTCTTTTCGTATTCTTCCAATCGGTCATAAGGCAGTGGACTTGCTCCGTGATGCTCTGCCCAAGAATCGTGAAGTTCTCTAGCAGCATCTTCGTCGTTGTCCTGATGTTCGAGTGCTGCGAAATAGACGAGGTTTCCCAAGGAATGCATCCTGTCCTTGAAGTCTCTGTGAAGGTCATCGAAATGCACATTGACATTCACCAATTTGTTGTCGGAAGTCGTCCTGTAGAGTGTCGTTTCTTCTGTCGGGTCGATGTTCTTCCTCGTGCTTTCGTGAGCATACTTGGCGAATCTCAGTGCAGGGTCATAAGCATCGAGCGCATCCAATTCACTTTGGGAATATTCCCGATGTCCCGTATAAGGAGCGATTTCTCTCTTGTTCAGTTGTTCCAACAATTGTTTGTAGTTCTTCATGTGATGTTTGGTGCCTCTTCGTAAGCGATGTCGAAACCGAATGCCGAATCGGCGTTGGCTGACAACGGGTCTGGGGTGACTGTCAGATTGGTCAATTGATAATCGTTCGTGCCGAAAGTCGAGACATTCCAAGAAGCGTTCGTGACGGCTCCTTTGATGAACTTGCCCTTGAGGATTTCTCCTTTCACATCAGTGACGATGAGGGTGTTCGAAGTGTTGTCCCAAGCCTTGACGAATCCTGAAGAATTGGCAGAAAGCAATGTCCTTCCTTCGTAGACCAATTCTCCGATTTTGTAATTTCCGCTTCCGGTGGAGAAGATGACCTTCCTTTCACCGATGACATTCGTCTGATTGTCCATGTATGTATTGGCTGTGACTTTTCGGATGATTTTGGCATCGTCGATGTAACCGTAGAGATATCCCTTGGCAGAGAAGGAGAGCGTCCACATGAGGACTCTCGTGCTTTCTCCGCTTCCGACATCTTCACCGACATCATAGTCGACGCTTTCCAAGATGACCGGAATGTCGATTCTTTCCGTAGCGATGTCGATTGGGTCGATGGTCAGAGTGTAGTCTGGTGAGAAGTAAGGAAGGATTTGCTCGATGATTTGGAAACCGTCTTCTGCATTTCTTGCGTAGATGGAAAGACTGAAAGAGAAATTGTAAGGAACTGCCTTGTAGGTCTTCAGTTCACCGTTCGAATCGTTCTTGGCGACACGGTTGATTTGAGAAGAGATTTTCCTCAATGGGTCATAGGTGATTGCGGACATCTCGAAAGACATCCTTGGAAGAGTGATTTGGACTTCCTTGGCAAGCAACGGGTCTTCGGTGATACGGGTGTAGTACTTTTCCTTGTTCGCATAGATGAGAGGGACGATGATTCTCTCGATTTCGCTCGTTCCTGCTTTGTTGTACCTGACCAATCGGATGTCATTGAAGAGCGACCCGAAAGAGACCACCAATTTTCTGGTGATGCGATGATAGAAATGCTGTTCTGAGAACATGGCTTATGGTTCTCCCCAAGGATTGTTCTCGGAGAAGTCCAAGATGTTCTCGGCTTCATTCTCGATTCTTGTGTTGTCCCTGTAGAGGTCTGTCGCATCTTCCATCATGTCTCCTGAAGAGATTGTCCAATTGGAATTCGAAGAAGCCCCTTTCAGAGCCACATTCGATGCGATGCTTCCCTTGATGTTGCGGATTCTGAGGGTTCTCGTGACGGCATTCCAATCAGAGACATAGCCCTTCGCTGTAGCATTCGATAGAGCGTTTCCTTGGAAGACGATTTCGTGCTTCTGGTAAGTTCCGCTTCCACCCACACCCAATGTGTACTCCACGCCGAATCCTCTACTGTCGCCGACGGCATCGATTTCCGTGTATCCCGTATCGATGAGTTCTCCGTTGTACTTGAATGTTTCTACCGAAAGGACGAACATGTACGGAAGAGATTTTCCCAATTGGAAGAAGTTCTTTTCTTCTTCGACGAAACGGATTTCCATGAGTTTTTGCTGCACTGGCAGATAGATGAGGTCGCCTTCTTTCGGGACATTCCTCAAGACCGAAGGGACAAGTTTCTCGAATGTCCTCCTTGCGACGGTCAGTCTTGCGGTCTTCTGGATTTCCAGACCGAATTTGGAGAAGAATTCCTGATTGCCTTCGAAGTCGTTGAAGGTGTCCATGTACATGTCGATTTTGTACGCTTGGGTGAACGACTTCACTGGGTCATCGCCGAAGAGTTCATCGAGAGAAGACCTTGAATCCCTAGGGATGTAGAGGATGTCGATTCCGTGGTTGCGGATGGATTCGATGACCAAATCCTCGATGAGAAATTGTTCTTCTATCGATGCCTGATTGTTGAAGTATTGGCTGACTGGCACAATCTTTCCCCTCTTATCCGATTCGCATCATCGGAGGAATTTCGTAGTTGTCTCTCAACTCTTGCTTCAATTGCGTCAATTCCATGACCGCTTCGTCGTAGATTTGCTGTGCGTCGATGATGATTCCACCAGGAAGGGCGAAGTTCTTGTACTTCTTCATGTTCTGTCCCCACTGCTTCTTAATCAATTGTGCAGTGTACTTCTTCACCCAGATATCGTCATAGACCTTGTTGTAGACCTCTGGGTCGACGATTCGAGATGCCTCGAACATGACATAGTCACCGGGAAAGACCCTGTTCGAGAGTTTCGTGTCCATGTAGAGCATCCTCGTCTTCGGATTGAACCTGATTGGGATTTCTCCGGTGACGATTTCGTCAATCATCGCCAAGTGCTGTCTTGCGATGACATAGTAGACATAGGACGAAGATATGAGGCTGTACATGTCGTTCAGACGCAATTGGTAATTGATGTCGAACATGTTGAATCCCTGTGCGGTCATCGAGGTCACCTGTGCGCCCACGATAGGGAACATCCTGTAGACTCCGATGATTGAATCTGCGACTTGGATTGCGTTGTTCGAAATCTGCGCTTCGGTCAATTGCACGGCAAGATTGATTCTCTCGACACCGTTCGTGTTGTTGTACTCACCGTACAACTGAAGAGCCTCGTCGATTCGGTCATCGACCTGGTCGTCATCGACATTGATTTGCTGTACGGGGAAACCGAGTTCCCTCAAGCAATAATCCTTCAATTGCGCTCTGGACGATGGTTTGGACATCTTTCTCTACCTTCTCTGTTTACTTCTTGTCGAATGGTGCTTCGACGACTTTCGTTCCATCCCCTTCAGGCTTGCCCAACTGCGATTGCGTCTGGGAAAGAATCGACTGGAAGACGGGTTCGACGACTCGTCTTGGGAATGGAACTTCGTTCAAAGCATTGAGGACGACTTCCAATTGCTGCATTGGAAGATTGATTGTTACATTTTTCTGTTCGTTCTTGTTCATGATTTTCACCTGTTATTGTTTGATTGTTTCTTCCGTATCTACCGA